GCCACGCAAGGGCCTGGAAGGTCCGTTCAACTTCTCGGGCCAAGTGTTGTATTATGACAACAAAGAGGGTGCCTACTACGATCCCACTACAGATTTCTACGTTTCCAAAGAGGAAATGGACATTATCAACCAGCGTTTTTACGAAGTGCTTAAAAAATAAGCAGTTTTTGTTGTAAAAAAGCCACAGTTAGAATGGTTGACCAGAAATACCCAAACTGCTATAATATAGCATAGATTAACAAAACGGAGTTAGTATGCAAACAGCCACAGCAATCAAACAAATCCAAAAAGATGCAGAATTTTTAGGCATGGGGTTTTTGGAAATAATGCAGTTCATCAAAGTGAACCCAATGGCACAGACACAAAAAACAATGGAAGCATACCGCGTAGTTATGGTTCAGGGTGGCAAGATGTTTGCCCCAGTTGACCAATAATTCCCAAACTGTTATAATACTTGTATAGTAACTAAACGGAGCCAACAATGCAAAACTGGACTGACAAAATCATCCATTGGAACCAATTGCCCGGAACAGAAGTCAAACGTCTGTTAGCTACCTGGGGCAAAACCCCAGCAGAGATTGCCAAGTACGACAAAAAGCACGGTTTTGAAAACTCTGCTCCAAAAGCACAAGTGCCAGCCAAGGCAGAAAAAACAGCAAAGCCTGCAGTCAGCCCTGTTGCTAAAAAGGCAGTGGCCAAACCAGCCGCCCGCCAAAAGCATACAGGTGCCGACGGCGAGATCAAGTTTGTAGCACACAGACATCTCTATGTGGGATTCATGGGCGGCAAAGTGGTGGTAACCAAACGCACCGTAGATGCCTGCCGTGCCGTGTTGCTCGAACAGTTTGGAATTGAGGCTGTCAAGGTTGACGCTTAATTTGACATCTGCTATAATTTAATTTTAACGCACAACAAGGAGCCAACCATGAGTGCCATTCGTATTATTAAGGGCGAGTATCGCAACAAGCCCGTCCGCAATATTGCTTTTACTTTAGTGTCAGGCTATGTCTCTGGTGCCAAAGGCAATTATGTTACTGTCAAGAATGATGGTAACTTTCCCAACTGCCCTGATACCGTGCGTATCAAGGTAGATTCCATCCAAAATTTTGAATATGTAACAGGAGATGCCGTGCAAGACAATACAGTACATTTTGAGAAACCCACAGTAGTCGAGTCAGATGACGAGGCCATGGATCGTATCCGTGAGCGGTTTGACATCCTGCACGAGATGACAAAGGCCACGGTGTCGGGTGACATCCGGGCTATGATTGTGAGCGGCCCTCCTGGTGTAGGTAAGAGCTACGGCGTCGAGACAGAAATTGAGAAAGCCTGCTTGTTTGACAAGTTGGCAGGCAAGAGACTCCGTGCCGAGGTAGTTAAAGGCAGTGCCACTCCCATTGGCCTGTACCAAACTCTGTACAAATACAGCGATGCCAACAGCGTCGTAGTGTTTGACGACTGTGACAGCATCTTGTTGGATGACGTTGCTCTTAACTTGCTCAAGGGTGCATTGGACTCAGGTAAGAAGCGTGTTATCTCCTGGTTGTCAGAGAGCAGTGCCTTGCGCAGAGAAGGTATTCCAGACCGTTTTGAGTTTAAAGGCAGTGTCATCTTTATTACAAACTTAAAGTTTGACAAGATGAAAAGCCAAAAATTGCGTGACCACTTGGACGCCCTCCAAAGTCGTTGCCACTATCTGGACTTGACCTTGGACACCATGCGTGACAAGTTGTTGCGTATCAAACAGATTGCCAAAGATGGCGTGTTGTTTGCAGACTACGACTTTAACGAGTATGCACAAGATGACATTATTGACTTTATGCATGCCAACAAAGATCGTTTGCGCGAGGTATCCTTGCGCATGGCGCTCAAGATTGCAGACTTGCGCAAGAGCTTTCCCGGTAACTGGAAACGCATGTCAGAGACAACATGTATGAAGAGCGCCTAATATGGCTTGGATAGGTGTCCTAATGTTGCTAATGTTAGGACACCTATGGTGGTCTTTACTTTTAGCATTTATTATTTTGATGTTTGGAGATTAATATGTCAGGAAAAGCAAAGTCCGTTTACTTAACAGTAACGCCCAAAGGCCAGTTTACATCTGTATTCCGCAAGGTGTTTTTTGACGCCAAAGCCTACAACGATTATGTCAGGTCTGAAGAGTTCCGAGCCAAGTGGCCTGCGGACCAATACGATTTTGTAAAAGAAACTTATTAACTGGAGTGCCAAATGTACAAGATTTATGATGGTGATTTGTTTTTGTTTGCTGTGGATACCCAATATGAAGCAGACGAACAAACTCAACAGGGTTTTCGAGTGGTAGTTGGTTAGTTCATTTTTTCTCCTTTTTCCTGGGAGTAGGTTGGCTCCGTCCCGGGTTTTATGGCAGACACCCTTAAAAAAAGGTGTCTGTCTTTTTGACTTTTGTTTGCAATAAGTATATACTATTGGTATGATTCATGTTATTTTTCCGCCTGGGTGTTATGGTACGTATCTAACAAGATGTTTATATAACTATACAGATTTAAGATCAGAAACGTTTACACCGTTGACATTTGATCAGTACGGCAGTAGTCATCAACATAGGTATAATAAAATAGCACGTACTAGAATTACTTCCGGGCATTTTGAAAAAGTAACAAAAATTAACGCAATTGATACTATAATATCTTTGTTGCCCAACTCTGACCATAGCCTTGACTATTATAACAATCAGTTTTTCAAACAACAACATGCGGCATTAATTTCTTATATATTCACAAATTTCTCGCAAGACGAAGTCACCGATAAGTTATCTAAAAACTGGAGGTATTCGGGTCCATTGGACAATACTGTTCCTACCTGGATATTGAGAGAATGGTGTTCGTTTTGGATCACTGACTCCTGGAACGAAGGCTATAATAGAAAAAACTATCTGACAATCTCTAACTGTATCTCGGTCGAAGTAACTGACCTGCTAGACAATTTTGATCAAACTTTTATAGATATAGTTACTAGATTAAAATTAACAATCAATGTTGATTTTGCTATTATACAACACACCCACAACATATTTAGAAGCAATCAACAGTTTCATAATAGCCAACTTAATTGTAACCAATGGATTGAATCAACATTGACCACTGATATAGATTTGCCTATATTGACACAGACAATATTTGACGAAGCCTATATTCAGCATTTATTAAGACAACAGGGATACGAAATGAAATGTGATGGATTGAACAAATTTCCTGTCACCACAGCAGATTTAAAAACCGTGATATATAAAATATGACTTTTTGTTATTCTCCTTGGACCAACGTTGATATCAGTCCTCAAGGCAATATCTCGCCTTGTTGTAAATTTCAAATGGCCAAGTACAATCAAAAGTTTAATATACAAAGAGATACTCTCGATGATTATGTTGGGAGCGACTTTTTGGCGGAAATCAAACAAGATTTTATCCAGGGCAACTGGCCGTCAGGATGCGAGCGTTGTCAAATTGAAGAACAGCACAATATTGAAAGTAAACGGCAGCTAGACTATCAGAGATGGAAAGAACATTACAATCGATATAAGTTGGTTGACACTCAATTCATCACTGCTAGCATAGCATTTGGAAACACTTGTAATCTCAAATGTATTACATGTAGTCCGCAAACTAGTAGTCGTTGGCAACACGAATATAAAGAAATATACAATATCAACGTTGATAATGTGCATTTTTACCAAAATGACTTTGTTGTTAAATTTGCTGAGCAGGCCCCAAATGTGATACATCTGGACATTCCGGGTGGCGAGCCGTTTTTAAGTGGAGTAGATTCTCAGCAACAACTATTAAAATACTATGTGGATTCTGGACAAGCAAATAATATTACACTACATTATACAACTAATGCCACAGTATTTCCTGATCAAGCATGGTGGGACCAATGGCAACACTTTAAAGAAATTGACATGCAACTTAGTATTGATGGCGTCGGCGCTAGATACGAATACATACGATACCCGGGTAAGTGGGATACTTTGATTTCAAATGTATCACAATATCTTAATTGCCAATCTGATAATTTTAGACTTAGCGTAAGCCATACAGTCAGTGCATATAATATCTTTTATCTTGACGAGTTTGTTTCTTGGTGTTATAATCAAGGATTACCGAGACCGTGGATGGGCAGAGTGCATACACCCTCACATATGAGACCTACCGTGTGGCAAGGTGCAGCCAAAGAAAAAATTGTAAACTATTTGAATAGCAGTGTTGATAAAGACGTACAAACCTGGGCTAAATTAATTGAGCATAACGATGACAGTGACATGTTTGAGGAATTCAGACTTCGATTGCACCAGCACGACAAATATAGAAACACAAGTTTTGCTATAACATTCCCAGAATTAGCACCATACATATGAAACACGCAACAATTGTAATACGAGATGAAGTAAACATCAAAGTCGAAGGCCTGGAACTTGACGCCCGGCGGGCGCTGGTTAATGCATTTAAATACGACGTTCCGGGCGCACGTTACTTGCCGGCAGTAAGACTTGGTCGGTGGGATGGCAAAGTAAGTTACTTCCAACTCGGCGGCAGTACTTATGTTAACTTGTTACCCGAGATTATTCCCATATTAGAAAAATTTAATTACGATATTGAATTAGATGATCAAAGAACGTATTCAACTACATTTAATTTTGAACAATGTAGAGAAGATTCGTTTGCACATAAAGTCTGGCCCAAGACTCACCCAATGGCCGGGCAGCCTGTGGTACTACGTGACTATCAGGTGGAGATTATCAACCACTTCCTGGCTAATCCACAGTGTATTCAAGAAGTAGCCACTGGTGCAGGCAAGACGCTGATGACAGCGGCGTTGAGTTTAAGTATAGAACCATATGGACGTAGCATTGTTATTGTACCCAACAAGAGCCTGGTAACACAAACAGAAACAGACTATAAGAACTTGGGCCTAGATGTTGGTGTGTACTTTGGAGATCGCAAAGAGCACGGCCGGACACATACTATATGCACATGGCAAAGTTTAAATGTGTTAATGAAAAACACAAAGAATGGTGTAGCAGACGTTACCATACAAGACTTCATTGAGGATGTGGTATGTGTGATGGTAGACGAGGTACATATGGCCAAAGCCGACGCACTTAAATCATTGTTAACAGGCATCATGGCCAGAGTGCCAATTCGTTGGGGATTGACAGGAACTGTGCCCAAAGAGCCATTTGAATTCCAAGCATTAAAGTGTAGTCTTGGTCCTGTTATCAGTCAACTCAGTGCAAGCGAACTACAAGACCGTGGCGTACTGGCGCAGTGTCATGTGAACATTGTGCAGTTGGTGGACCATGCAGAGTTCTCTAATTATCAAAGTGAGCTAAAGTTCTTGTTGGAAGAGCCGGATAGACTCACTGCCATTGCCAATTTGGTCGCGCATGTTAACGACACAGGCAATACACTAGTATTGGTAGACCGTGTAGCAGCCGGTCATGCTTTGATTGAACGCCTGGGCGATCGAGCAGTGTTTGTATCAGGTGCAACTAAAGCAGGAGCAAGACAAGATGAATATGACGAAGTGGCGACCAGTACTGGCAAGATTATTGTGGCGACTTACGGTGTGGCCGCTGTGGGTATTAATATCCCTCGTATTTTTAATCTGGTTCTTCTTGAGCCCGGAAAGAGCTTTGTCCGTGTTATACAGTCAATTGGGCGCGGCATTAGAAAAGCGGAAGACAAAGATCACGTGGAAATCTGGGATGTAACCAGTACTTGTAAATTTGCCAAACGACACCTGACCAAACGCAAAGTATTTTATCGTGATGCAAACTATCCGTTCTCTCAGGAGAAACTAGAGTGGAAATAAATGTTAAATCTCTTGACATCTGACCTGCTATACTGTATTATACACACATGCGAATACTAACACTAGATAACGAACCATTTGACCTTGACCATCTTCCAGAAGAAGTTGAAGACATGAGGTTTGCTATATTTGATAACAGTGATCCCAAAGACCCTGACTACCATTATATTCCGCTTATTTTCCTGGAAAGTTTTAATGCACCTGCATTGGTACTACAAATTGGTGAGCATAAAATACGCATGCCAATGGATTGGCAAATCCTAATAGGCGAACCTGAAGTAGGTGACCTTGAAGTACTGCCACTGACCAGTATCAATGACCGTGGATTTAAAGTATTCCAGTTTAATCCACTCAGCAGTTTCCGTCCCAGTTTCCCAACCATTGAGATTGTGGATGTGTATCACGAAGTAGCCTGGTATGCTCCTAAGTTAAAGAATGGACAGATGTTATGCATTCCTATATCAGATGGTCCTAAACCGGACTGTGTTTATTTTGTAAAAGATATTAGCCGCAACTGTGAGATTGTGGACTATGATAAGGCTTGGTAATGAGCGATAAGTTAAACATTGCCAATGAGATGCGGCAGTTTGATCGCAAGGATCGTAATTTTTATCGAGATTTAACTGATGATGAACGTAAGAAGTTTAGCAACTATCTTATGATACGTTGGGGCAGTTCAGTTGAAGGATCTCGAGAGCTACAAGAGTTTTATGTTATTGCACTTAATGAACGATTTAACAAACACTTCTTTACACTAAGCAAACATCCAGAACTGCAATGGTTATGTGCCACAACTGTTAGCCCTGGTATGGGAACACCGCGCCATGTTTGGATTGCTCCTAAGAAAAAAGAACCTGGTGCTAGTGCCAAGCGCAAACAGTTACAAGAAATTTATCCACAGTATAAAGATGATGAGATAGAAGTAATGATGCAGATAACAACACAAAAAGAAATTGATGCTTACTTAAAAGATTCAGGACAAGAAAAGAAAAAATGAGCTACACCTGTCAGTATTGTAAGAAAGACTTTGTGAAAGAAACAAGCCTGACTGTGCATAGCTGTGAGCCACGTCGTCGTAGACAAGAACGGTCGGAACGTGGAGTGGAACTGGGCTTCCAAGCCTACATCAAGTTTTATGAGATGACACAGGGCAGTGCCAAGCTAAAAACATTTGATGACTTCGCAGACTCGCCGTACTACCGAGCATTTGTAAAGTTTGGGCGTTACTGTGTTTCAATACGTGCTATTAACCCTGCACGTTTTATGGAATGGGTTCTTAAGCAAAACAAAAAGATTGATCATTGGTGCCGCGACGCAGTCTATACAGAGTATCTGCTATTCTATTTGCAAGTAGAAAACATTAACGATGCATTAGCTCGTGCAATGGAATACAGCATTGATTGGGCAGAGAAAACAGGCAACCCTGCACAAGATTGTTTACGCTACGGTGGCACTAATGGAACTGTATATGCAGTAACAACAGGACGTATTAGTCCTTGGGTAATTTATAATAGTGAATCTGGACAAAAGTTTTTAAGCACATTAGATGCAACTCAGATAGCAATGATATGGCCCTACATTGACAGTGATGTATGGCAAAAGCGGTTTAAGGATTACTCCGCAGATCAAGAGTATGCCAAAGAAATACTAACACACGCAGGATGGTAACATGATCAAAGGAATAACACCGGGTATAGGACTGACAATCAGTGGCAGCACTTCTATGGAGCCGTATATAAGTCCAG